GCAAAGTCTTCTGCGTCTTTTTTGCCCATGCTCTTGGCTGTTTTAGCAACTTCTTTACTAGCAGGCTTTTCACCTTTTTGTGCGGCATGAACCATGCCCATGAACTTTTGTTGTTTTTTGCTTACTGCTTTTTCGTCAATTTCTTCTTCTCTAACTTGTGCACCATCTGATTGTTGATTTTTAATCAGGGTCATTGCTGCATACAACACAGACTCTAAACGGCTGGCAAACCCTTGTGGGAATTCGCCTCCGCGCTGTGCTTGCTTTGCCGCTGCACGAATGTCAGCAAGGTCGTCATAAATTTGTTGTGCTTGACCGTGATCAGAACCTTCTTTGGCCATTTTACGACCACCTTTGTGCTTGGTAGCACCACCGGTCACACGCTCAGGTGCCTTCTCTGGGCCTTTTGGACGTCCACGACCACGCTTTTCTCCGCTGGCTGGTGTGTCATCGGTGCCAACACTGATACCAGACGGATCAACTCTGCGAGTTACTTTGCGTCCAGTTGCTGTGTGTTCAATATCATGCAAGGCTCCGCGTTCAACACTGCCAACTTTTGGTTTGTCGGCACGTGGTTTCTTGTAGTTTGTGAACGGATTAAGGTCTTCCTCTTCGCTGGCAACAACTTGTTTGCCGCCGCCCAGTGCTTGCTTCATTGCTTCAGCGGCAACATCACCCAGCATCTCGTCAACTTCTTTTTTGGCTCCAGCAATCTTGTCAGCAAAAGTAATCTTGTCTTTGGGCTCAGCCAATGCAGCAAAGCTCTTGGCCTTGGCTGGACTCATCTTTTCTTTGATCTGCTTGGGATTGGGTTCATCGCCTGGCTTCATACCTGTCTGTGGCATGCCCATTTTCTTTTGTAGATCACGGATCATGTCAGCATCACTACCGTGACCAACGGTGTCCATGGCCTTACCAGCTACTTTCTTGACCATGCCGCCTACCTTGCGGGCCATGTCGCCCATGCCTTCGTCTACTTCTGTATTGTCATACTTGTCGTACTTTTTGCGAATTGGATCCAGTGCTTTGCCGTCACGACCAGCTTTGGCCAAGGCTTCCATGCCTTCTTTGCCGTACTTTTCGTAGCCCTTGGCAGCACGGCTCATGTCACGCTCGTTGAGTTGTCCGTGTGTGACACTGGGCAAATCGCGAATGGCGTTTAGTTTGTTGTTTAGATTGTAAAAAAATGTCATTGTATTATCCTCTTGGGTTTGCGCCAGTTGCTGGCTTGGGTTTACGCTTGATGTTGGTCATCGGGCTCTTGTTGCCTTGTGGCAGTTCGTTGGTGGTTTTAGCAGCGGGAGTCTTTCCTCCAGCAACAGTAAAATTACTACGATAAGCGTTCTTTAGCACAGCATGGTCGTAAGGACCAGTTGCATAGTCCTTGCTGAGTGCTCGTTGTTTGGCGTCTGGTGCTGGAAGATCTGTGTCTGCAATCAAGTCTTTGTTTTCACTATCGATCTTTTGGGATTCGTCATTGAGACTGTCTTCATAGGCATCAGTATTCATCACAATACGATTGGGATCCATGCCCAACAACTGTGCCAACTGTTTGATCTGCGGCTCAATTGCTGGATAACGAAATTCTACATCCACAATGGTCAATGGCTGATTGGGGAAAGCTGGAAAGTCTGGAACATGTTTACGCACAGGGGCAGTCTTGGGCTTGCCCATTGTGACCACATCAAACTGCGTCATCTTTGATTCAAGATCTTTGATAAAGCCAGTGGGCACGTCTCCAACTATCTTGATGCGATAATTGTATGTGCGTTCACTTTCGGCCAGGTATTTTGCAAATGGTTTCATGTCAGTGTCCTATTGTATATTTATTCTTTTGTAGCATTTTGGTCTTTGCCTTTTAGCAGTCGTTCCAGCAAATCATTGCGGTTTAACACCATGCCCTCAGCGGTTTGCATGGATTTTTGTTCATCAGGCACGTCTCGATCCAGTTTGATCTTCTTCATTTGTAGATCAATCATCCGGAGTTTTTTGTTGAGTTTGGCTGTTTTGGCGGTGATGGCATGCCCCAGCATGTTGCTTGCCACTGAGAATATTTCGCTGGCAAATCTTGAATCTACTTGCATGCCCAGGTCCATGAGATCTTTGTAGCTGTCCTGTGCTAGTTGTGCTAGATCATCCATTTCAGTGTCGCTGGCATCAAGGCCACGCACTGCTGGCAATGCAGCATCTATTTTGTCTATGGTGGAATCAATTGCTGCCAACTGTGTACGAGTTTCCTCGATGGTGGGAGTGTCTGATTCAGTTGGTGTTTCAACTGAGGATGGCAAGTCAAAAAGAGATTCAAGTTTCCGCGTCATGCGGATATTTATGGATCAATTACGACCGTTGGTAAACATATCTTGTTCGGTTATGACTCTAAAAGTCAAGCCCTGACGAACACACCATTTTTGAGCAGCTGACCATTTGGCATAGTTCACTGCCACAACAGCACGGTCTCTGCTGCTCATTTTTGATTCAATAACACTTTGTTTCTTGGGCTTGATCTCAATCAGTTCTGCCTTGACGGTGTTGTCTTTGTTGCGATACATAATCAAGAAGTCTGGCACATAATTGCTTTTGCGACCAGTCACAGGATTCATATAGGGTATAGCAATGCTTTCACTGGCCCATTGCAGGATGTTGTCATTGGTGTCACAAAAACGCATAAAGCTGTGTTCCCATCCTGATCTGTATCGTGGCACACCACGACCCACATACTTTTCGCCGTTGATGACTTCGTAGAGTCCGTTGGCCCAACGACTCATTGTAGTACTGCTCGAGCTGCGTAGAAGTTGGGAGTTGCACTGACATTCACCCCCAGCAGTGTGGCCTTGCTGCGAATCAAGTTGAGATAGTATGCAAGGTTCACTGTGAGGTTGACGCCGGTCTGTCCCTGAAATCCTGCTAGTAGAGTCATGGCAGGAATGTTGGTGTTTTGTGCAATTCTAAACAGGCTGGTAGCAAAGTTGCCAGCGGCACGGTCTGTGGTCATCACACTGCGAAAGTATGAATACACTGCATCATACTCGTTAACCGGTACATTGACATCAAAACTGTAAAAGCGATCAAACACTCGTACTGTTAAGTCTTCTCTAAAGTTGGTTTCGTTTACTGTGGCCATTAGATACCGCCTGCGCCGTTGCCAGCGTTTCTGTTGATAGTGTCAACTACTGCTTGATTTCGTGCCGCAGTTGCTGTGGGAAAAATTATGCCGTCAGCTGCGTTAGTTACTGCTCGTACAGCACCAGGCAACGCACCTTGCAATGCGCCTACACCCAATGCAGTGGCTTCACTGAGAGCAATGCTCTTGAGGTTGGCACCTTTGAGAGTGTTGACTGCTGTTCCTGCTTTTTGTGCAGCACCAATCAGACCCAATACGCTGTCGGCCTGCAAGTCTTGGCTGATACCATCTGGATTAAAGAATGAAAACGATGTCATACATTATGTCCTAACGCCTGTGTTGTGAAACGGGTACGGTTCGTGTGTAGGGGCACGATTGACCACGCTGGCTATACCTTTGTCTACTGGGTTCCATCCTGTGCTGGCATCAAACGTGACATCAGGCATGAGGTTCATGGGAATCACTTCAGGTGTGGGAATTTTGGATGCTTTGGGTCCATTGAGGTCAATAGTACCTGCACTGGCCACAATTGAACTGCCGCCATTAATGCTGGTGTTTTTACCTTGCAGTCCCAGGGTGCCGTCGGCTTTGATACTCAATGTGGCTCGTGAGTATATGGCCATGCTTTTTCTAGCCATCAGAATCAAATCAGTTTCTGTTTCAACCTGCATGGCCTCTTTGCTTTTTACCTTGATGTTTTTGCCAGCATACATGTTGATACTGCCGTCGGCATGCAGATTCATGTCGCCCTGGGTTCGCACGTTGACAGAATTACTGCTGTACAGGTCTATAGTGCCTTCGCTACCAAACTCCAACCAGCTCTGACCATTGGCATGAATGATGTAGAAAAAGTCTCCAGAATCACTCATGGTAATCTGATGTCCTTTGGCTGTGCGCAATCTGATCATTTGATCTTTGCCGTCAACAGACCCATCATCCATAACCAAGGTATGACCTCCCATGCGCCCAATCACCTTGGTGTCAGTTGGAGAAATAGCACCTTGATCAATACGGCTTGGAATTTCTTCTTGTTTGAATCCGCCTTGGTAGATCGGACGGCCTGGAGTACTGATACCAAAAACTTGACTGGGACTTTCACGCTGGCTGCTGCTGGCTATAGGACCACGTGCAGTATCGTTAATTAATCCTTGTTGAAACATTGTGGCCGCTGCCACAGCATGCACAGGTTTAGGTTGATCAAAGAAGCGAGGATTGTTGATAATACCTGCGTTGGCAGCATTGATCTCAGACACTGGCAACTGGGTTGCATTAGCAAAATACTTTTTTTGATTTTCGTTAGCTGTGTCGGCTGCGGTACTAGCACCTATGGCTGGTACCATGTGATTCAGTCCTTGTTCGGGCAGAACTCCAATGTAGTAACCTTTGTCACGTTCACCGTTGACAAATATGCACATGACTCTAACGCCAATATCTGGGGGAGTAAACCACATACCGTAGGTGTTTCTGTTGCCTGGATAGGTTCCTACACCAGTGGTAGTACCTGAATTTGATGGAGTAGTTCCAAAAAATCCTGGCAAGTATTCTACCGTGGTCCATTTGGTATCATCGTCCATAGCACCGTCAGAGAATGTTTCAATGTACACACGCAGACGCCCAGATCGTGTGGAATCAACGTTGCTCATGACCGTGCCAATAAACGGACCAGGTTGTGACGGTACACCACCACGGTCTGCTTTGTAATTCTGTGGTACGCCTTTGCTACGTTGTATATTTTCAGACATGCTTTTTCCTTATTCTTCGCCAGACATCTGCTGACTAGGAGTGTTAGTAACAGTTGTTTGTGCATTCAATGCCTGCGGTGCTGGCAGATTAACTGTTTGTACAGCTGATCCGTTGCTGGTAGTTGGTTCTGAACCTTGACGAATCAAGTTTACTGATGCCAGCGTTGTGGCCGCGCCAGTGGCACTAAGTTGTACAGTGTCTATTGCTGGCGGTGCAGGCAACGCACCTGTTCCTGGCAATGTTAATGTATCAGAAGCTCTTTGAGCGTTTTCTGGATTGCCTGCTCGCTCAGCAGCGCCACTGGTATCTGCTGACACACTAGCAGATTGTGCAGTGGCTGTGTTTTGTTGTTGTGGCACAGGAAAGTTGTACAATGAGCCTTCAATAGTTTGTTCAAATTTACCTTGACGGAATTCACTTGTGCATTTTCTGGCTTGGTACACATAACTTTGTATTGCTTGCCGTGCTAGATTTTCATTGCCTGAATATGCACCTGAATATGGATCTGCTAATCCTGTGTTGAGGTTGTAGTCTTCAGG